TAATGACTCGGCTAACTGGGAAAAGATACCGCGCAACCTCTGGCGTATAGATAAAGAGGCCAAGGATGTGGTGCTTGATGACTATGTACACGGTGTAACCAGATACAACTTACTCAAGATTACAGGCGGCGACAAGCCTGCGCTACTTAGCTCGGATTCTGACACATCTGAGGTAAGCGAGCGCTACCTGATAGCAGCCGCTACAGCCAGATCATTCGCAGCCACATCAGGAGGCGCAGGAACAGACCCTGACCAGCGGCGAGGGCAGGCAGGATTCTGGTTCGGCATGGCTAACTCTGCTAAGAGGGCTTTCCCTTTATTAACTAATATACGTCTGGTGGAATAATGGCTGCCAAGGTAGAATCTCCAAACGAGATCAGCCTCAACGGCGTCTATTACCCTGTAGCTAGGCCAGTACAGAGCGTGCTCGCCAGCATATACCCCAGCAAAGTAGTGATAGGGGACACAACCAAGGATTCTCAGGCACGTACATCCATTATTGCTTGGAGTGATTTCAGGGGTGGCATAGGCGTGAACCGCATGGAGGAGGGAAGGGACGTCAACAGGGCGTGGTGGAGTACATTACAGCTACGCTATAAGAATCACCTGATTCTTCCGGGGTTAGACAATGACACTGCCGTCAACGCCTCCGCTACCAGCCTGACAGGCCCCACTATAGGCGCTATAGGGGACTTATCTGACAACATCTACGTGGCGTGGAATGGCAGCGCCTCGGAGAATGCCAAGATATACCTGTATAACAATACATCTGATGCTTGGGGTTCTGCACTGGCTACGCCTGCCGATCAGGTCACAGATACCGTGACATGGAGGACGCTGGCTAACGAGACGTTTATAGTATTTGCCCACTATGACTCTAATGGCTCGGGATACACCCGATACGACGGCTCTACGTGGACGTCTGATGCCACTGATACACAGTATGTAGCGGCATGGGACGACAGGCTATGGGGAATATCCCACGCAGGACAGCTATGGTATTCGATAGTAGCGGGGACCGAGGTAAACGACGCCAAGCTGCCGCTGCCCGCCGGGTTCGTGACCGGGCTGTTCGTTGCGCGTGACGCCGCAGGCGAGCCGATTCTCTACGCAGCTACGCGCAGGGGATTATTCGCGCATGACGCTGCGAATGCCAGATTCTTGCAGACAGAGCTTAACCTACCCGAGCACGTACATGCAGGGAAAGGCACGATTAGATGGCGTGACAGCATATACATGCCTGTCGGGCTATCTGTGTACAAGTATATTAACCAAGCCGCGGGCGCAGTGCTGACAGTGACGGGACCAGACCGCGACGACGGTTTACCTACCGATATAAGAGGGACTATCAAGCACATGTCTGGCTCTCACAACGAGCTATTCGCAGGGTTGGACTCATCTACCGCGCCGAACATAGTATCCTCCAGTTCCCTGCCCTACCAGTGGCAGAGCCATCAGGGTTCCACGGTAATAGACGGCGATACGGGGTACTCGTCCATAATGGGGTACAACGAACTGGGGTGGGAGTCCAAATGGGTGGCTGACACTGCGGGTAAATCACTGCAACATATGCTGGTCAGTGACGCATATGACGAATATCGTCTCTGGTGGGGATATAACGGCGAAATCAAGCACATGAAGATACCGTCGGATATCATCAACCCCAGCTTCGTTAGTGACTTTGAGTTCGCGGAGTCAGGATATCTGGAGACGCCGTGGTTTAACGCAGGCCAGTCAGAGGTAGACAAGCTGGCGCTGAAGCTACGCACGGAAGTACAGGATACGTCCAGCAGTGAGACTGTAACGGTGTCATATGCCACGGATTACAGCGAGAGTTACACTGCGGCAGGCTCTGCTATTACCAGTGACGGCATCACCACCTACACGTTTGGCAGTTCAGCAGGTACTACGTTCAGGGCTATCAAATTCAAGGTAGAACTGGCGAGAACCACGGACACAAGCGTAGTAAATTATAAGAAGAAGACCCCTGACGTAGTGAGCCTGACACTTGAGTGGCGCAAGAAGCTGCCCGCCAAGTGGGGACATCAGGTGCAGGTAGACTTGAACAAGGACTACAAGGGCAAGAGCAGTAAAGACCTACGCGCAGCATTGCTTGCGGCTATAGAGAGCACTACACTGGTAGAGTTCACATTCAGGGATGACTCGGGCGGTACTAGGAATTTCTATGTAGACGTCAATAGTGCCACGGGGCTGGAGTACACGGCCTACGATGAGCGCGGCGTCAGCACTATCAGCTTGGTGGAACCATGATACTCGACGCAGGCACAACTACAGTCAGCACGGCAGGCTCGGAGCAACAACTTGCAAACGTACCTAACCGTGTTCTATGGCTCAAGGCCAAGGCACTGGCCGCGAACTCAGGCATTGCCTATCTTGGCGTCAGTGATGTGTCTGCTACCAATGGATACGAGCTATCGGCGGGGAATGAGATAGAGATTAACTTCCGTGAACTGGGCGGCAGTGTGGCTATGAGTTCTGTCTATGTAGATACGGCCAGCGACGGGGACAAAGTGTGCTGGACAGTAGTGCTGGACGGTTAGGCGTACATCTTGAAAATCATACCTCATACAGACAAGATGGTTAAGGATTCATTCAGGAAGGCTTCCCAACTCGGAGTCATAAGCAACTCTATACTGCATGGTAGAGGGAATGCTGCTGGATACATGGGAGAAGAAGCAGTTGCAGCCTATCTAGGTGCGGATATAGTAAGCGATGGTGAGTACAGTCATGACCTTATGAAGAATGGTAAAAGGATAGAGGTTAAGACCAAGAGGCGTACCGTCCCACCAGTAGGGATGTACGAGGTTTCTGTTGCTGCTACAAGCAGGCACCAGAAGCCAGACCTGTATGTGTTTGTAAGCCTTCAGTTCAAGAGGTCAGGCAAGGTTAATGACCGCATGAGATATGGTGGCCTTGAGTTTGTATGGCTGCTGGGATATAAGAAACCAGAAGATTATTTCCGTGAATCACAGGCATGGAAGCCGGGAGATATAGATTCCAGTAATAATTTTGAGGCCCACGTAGATATGTTTAACCTGCCCATATACATGCTGGATATGCCACGATGACTACGCAGAATACAAGAGTACCAGAAGGTTGGCGCGGTAGTGAAGCGGCGTTTGTAGCGTTTGACGCGCTGACGCGCGCTGGTAAAGTGCCGGGGCGCGACTTTAACTACAGCCCGCGCGCTCAAGGGCGGCGCCTAGAGAGCGAGCTAGAGGTAGACTTTATGTTCTTTGATCCTCCGAGTCTGGCGATGCAGGTTCAGGAGAGCTTCTATACGCATCACAGCGGTATAGAGACTAGGGGAACTGATCTGCTTGCCAAGGCACAGCTTGCAGGTAGTGGGGTTACGCTTATAATGTTGGAGTATGACAAGTTAATACAAGACGCGGACTGGTTGGTAGGTGAGGCACTCCAGTACCGAGATCACTCATGGGGGTAAGGCATGGCTATAACTGATATCAAGCTCTCAGGTAAACTCTTTACTGACGCTGGCACTGCGGTCAACGGGGCAACCGTTGCACTGCTTGAGACTGGCACGTCTACGCAGGAAGTGAGCACGACTACCGACAGTAATGGTGCATGGTCTTTCACTGAAACCAGCCTAGATACCACGTACGATATAAAGATATCGAGTGGCTCCAGTGTCCGATACATAATGTTCTCTGACGAGATGACTGTTAAAGGACTGGATACAGCATCACTGAAGGTACGTGGCACAGAAGGTGCAGCCGCACCGATCTACCTGCTTGCCGATCAGGCTGATAATGACATAGATGTATGGAGAATAAACGCTGCTGATGGTGGTGTTCTTACTTTTGACAACCGTGCAAGCGGCAGCAGTGACAGCGACCTTACTGCCCAGTTAACAATTACACCCAATGCGACTCTAGCCTCATCAGTTGTTGCAGTAGCTGGTGACCTTACAGTAGGCGATGATCTCAGCCTGACATCTGACTCGGCTGTGTTCAACATGGGTGCAGGCAATGACTTTACTATCACCCATGACGGAACTACTGGCGCAACGATAGCAGGTAATCCAGTAACGATTACAGCAGCAGGGGCTTCAACGTGGTCTACTAGCTCTGGTGCTTTAACCATTACTTCCGCAGCGGCCCTGAACCTAAACCCCGCAGGCGGGTCAGTTATACTTCTCGATGGAACTATCAATGTTGATGCAGGGGTGGTGACAGGGGCAACGAGCATTACATCTACAGCGTTTGTCGGGACTATTGATGGAGTTGTAGGGGGGAATACCCCCGCTGCAATTACAGGTACAACCATAGATGCTAATACTGATTTCACGGTCGGCTCTACAGTTATTACAGACGACTCGATAGTAATGACTCCAAGTACTAGCGATACAATAACAATAGCTGGAGCTACCAACGGTGCTTTAAATATAACTACAGTTGATAATGCTGCTGCCGCTGCTAATATCCAGATCACAGCAGATGGTACGGCTGAACTAGCAGGTACAACAGTTACTCTTGATTCTGCCGGAGACATAGAATTAGAAGCTACAAACGATATCAATGTTCCTACAGATGTAGGTATGACTTTCGGTGATGACGGGGAGAAGATTGAGGGTGACGGCACTGACTTAACTATCGCTTCTTCTGCCAAGTTAAACCTTTCAGCCACCAGTGATGTTCATGTTCCTAAGAACGTGGGTATCGTATTTGATGATAATGCTTCTGAAAAAATCGAGAGTAATAATACAGACCTTACAATCAACTCTGGGGCTGATATAAATCTCACGGCTACTGGCGATGTCAATATGCCTGCAAACGTAGGGATAACTTTCGGTGACGATGCTGAAAAAATAGAGGGGGATGGAACAGACCTAACAATATCAGGAAACAATATAAACCTAACAGCTACGGCAGATGTAGTAATCCCAGCAAATGTGGGTATCACCTTCGGATCAGGAGAAAAGATTGAAGGTGACAGTACAGACCTTACTGTCACTTCAGGTGCTGACATTAACCTCACCGCAACGAGCGATATCAATGTTCCTGCAGATGTTGGAATCACCTTTGGGGATGATGCAGAAAAGATTGAAGGGGACGGAACAGACCTGACTATAGCCGGGAACATCATTAACCTGACCCCTGCCGATAACGTCAAGCTAAATGGGAATGTAGGTATCGGGGTAGGTGCCAACACCGTAGGAACAGACTTTGCTGTCACTACTGGTGGCGGTGACTACAACGGTACTAATATTGTATCGCTCCAAGTTGGAACTTCAGCAGGTACAAAAACAACCAGAGGATTTGTGCTGGTGCAGGGAACAACAGATGCGGCAATTATTTTCGGAGATAGCGGTGGAGGTAGTGACGATAAGAAGATGACTGTCTTGTATCAGGGAGGGGAGCTTGACTTGGGC